GGGATTGCGGGACTATAGTATATTATAATTATTTTAGTGTGATAAGGCAAAATATAGCATTTTAGAAAGCTATGCAACACGACATGCAACACGAAATCCAGCGTAAAAGTCGGTAAAAAGGTAATAGATACACACAAATACAACACGAAAATGATACAATATATCAGCCCGGGGCCATTACAGCTCCGGGCCTTATTCTATTTTGCAAAAAAGTTCGGTGCTTCCCCAGTAACCGCACCCTTTAACCTTGCGAACCATGGCGCTTTGGATGTCCAATTATAATGTGGCAAGTCATGTCCGTTGTTATCCTTATAAATTTGTTTGAGAATTTTTAACTCATCTGGGTGCTCCAGTGGAAACGATTTTTCTCCGTTAAAGAAATATACTTTGTCTTTATCTAAATCGGTGATCTTATATGTGCAATACATAGTGGCCTCTCCTTTACTCTTTGAATTATTTACAGGTTTCTGTGCTGCCACTGTTTTTCCAGTGATCCCCTCTGCTATCAGCTTAGCAATACCTGCTGCAGTCCCCAGCTTACTATAAAGTGCTGCATCTCCTGCATTGTCACAAAACAAGGTTTCAACAATCATTGCCGGCATAGCTGAAGCATTCAGATCGTGAAGATCAGTGCTAAATTTTGTTCCCCGGTTGGCAAACCCTGCCTGCTCGAACTTACCGCAGATATTTTCGGCCATGCTATTCATCATTTGATCCTCTGCGTCGTATAGCCAGACCTCTGAACCATGTCCGGTTCCGATAGACGCATTCATATGGATTGTCACATAGATATCGCAGTTATTTGAATTAGCTTTGTTTGTGCCCTCTGATAGCTCTGCATCCACATTGTTTGCATTGGAATTACAATCCACCACAGCATGTCCCAGCTTCTGGAGCATTGGAGCCAGAGCGTTGTATATCGCCCTGACTGCTGCTTGTTCGTCTATAATTCCTATAGCACCCTTGCAGTTCGGGGAATGACCGCCCCTTAATCCTATCTTCATATTACAACTTCCTTCCTCCGTAAAAATAGAACGCTATTTCGCACCCTCTGCATCCTTCTTACCGTCTTTATTTAATAGGTTCCGCAGCATCTCATATAGCCCTGTGCTGGCCAGGCCACTAATCATGCCGCCCAGGATCACCTCTGCATTGATTCCAGGATAATTCATTACTATAGCAATTACAGTCCCCAAAATCAAGGCTGACAGAGGTATGTACCGGTTAGGCAGCTTTGGCACCGCTGTCTTAATCACGTAGCCTACCATGAGGCAAATACCCAGAATCAGCGGGTTGATATAATTCGTTAAAAATGTTAAATCCATAAGCTATTTCTCCTTTTCTTCTAAATCTTCAATTCGGTGGTTGATAACCTTAATTTGCTCCTCGACAACAGGCATACGTCGGGCGAAGTTGTTGTGCATCCTTACCTCGCTCTCCAGCTGCTCCAGGCGGTAATTCGTAAGTTTAGAACTTACAGCTATGCCAGCGAATGTTCCCAGTGCACTCCCGGCAAACGCAATTAAAGCAACTACAATTTGTGGATCCATAATGCCTCCTCTTCCATATTTATTTTAAATGTAAAAAAATAAGACCATTGTGGTCTTCCTCTGATATCCATCTTTTTCTAATACATTCCTTTCTTTTTCATTTAATTCTTTCAAATATGCTGCGCTTGGCTTATACTAATGTATTATGAATAGAAATATCCAATACTGAGGAGACAAGACAATGCAACAAAAAACCGAAAGATTAGTTTATATCGATGTAGCAAAAGGGATTGGTATCATACTGGTTGTGCTAATACACATCATCTTTTCATCAGACAGCTTCAATGATCTGTCATACATAAGAAATTATATTTATGCTTTTCACATGCCCCTGTTCTTTATTATCAGCGGTTACTGTCTATTCCAAAAATACCATGACTCTCAGCAGATCATAGATGTCAAGCATGCACTCTACCGTTTGTGCAAAAAGTTTTTACCGTGCTATTTTTTATGGAGCATCATTTACATATTTCTGCTAAAAGCAACGAATCAGCCTGTTGATATTATGGAGCGAATACGTGTGGTTATAACAACAAAAGGGATTGCCCCACTATGGTTTATCATAACACTATTCTTGTGTGAGTTTTTCTTTGTTATTGCACACAAATACCTCATGAAGAGGAAGTCGTTTTATTATTGTTTTTTTGTAATTTTAGTGTTATTGACACTCCTTTCAGGAAGCAAATACGAATCAATTATTGCTGCCTTAAATAATAAATCCATTCTGGGAATTTCCGTTCCAATCATAATATTGGTATTATTTAGATTCATTACTTGTTTGACAATGCTATATGCAGGATATCTATTAGGGGATATCTTCGAAAAAATTAGCATAAATAAATTAGCTGCTTTTATAGGCTCTCTGATATCCATAGGCTTAATGTGCTACGCAGTAGCAAAGACTCAGAATTATGTAAACCTGCATTTGTTCCAAATGGAAAACCCCGGCATTTTTATGATAACATCTATACTGGGGTCTTTGGGGATAATCCTGTTATCTTATGCTGTCCAGATACATGCTCACTGGCTGGCATTTATTGGGCGTTATTCCCTTGGAATCATGATTATACATTACATGCCACTTAGAATAATGGAATATGCCGGGAAGCTTTCTTTCATGGTTACCTCAAGCTCATATCTTGCCGTATTTTTGACACTGCTTATTACATTAGGATGTTGTGGATGCATTATTTTTGTAATTAATAAGAAGTTTTATATGTCGAACTCTAAAGAACAGCCATCCAATTGACAAAAACAGAATATTGTGCAGTACCAGCATTGGTTATCCGAATATTGGCGCTTGTAGTTGTGACATTATCCATACAAGCTAGCCCTAAATATTTCGTGTTTTGTGTACCAGCTTGAAACGTAAGAAAAATAAACGGAACGCCAGAAAAGCCACTAAAACTAATTGCTGTATCTGTGTATCCACCCGCTGCGACCGTTATTAATGCTGTTCTGCCACACTTTAAGTTTGGGATCTTATCATTCAACGCTTTCCCTTGATTGGCACTCAAGGCAACGCCGGCCGAATATGATGCGGTAGTTAGATTATTAGCAAGCTTAACGTGTCCATAATTTGCAGTTGAGCCCAAACCATATGTACTGTTACTAGATGCGTGATTATTTGGAGCTTTGTTATTGAATGTATCTGGAGATATAATCGCAGAACCAGCCTCCGACGATAAACTAATATTTGACCCACTTATCGAAGCATTGTTTAAAGCGTCACCGGTGGATACTCCATCTCTGGTAATTCTGCTATAATGAGCTCCTAGTCCTTGTCCTGACCACTCAATATTAAGTCCATCATACTTCAGTACAGAAGATAAATATACGTTCACTAAACCATTTTTGTAGTTGCTATCGATATTCACTTTTCCGTCAGATATCGTGGTAGTTCCCGACACATTCGTACCATCGTTAAGGGCAAAGATATTTTTAAATACCGACCCATTAATATCTACCCCATTAATTGTTCCGGCGTTGACGGTGCCTAAATTAGTGGTTATGGCTGATAATGTGGTTGCCTGAATGTTCTCTGCCACAAATAAATATAACTCCCATGCACTCCCTGTCCAGCGATACAAGGCATCTTTTATGCGACCTCCTGCCGTCCCAGTATTTTGCCAGAGCATCCCTGTATGCTTTTCAGTTGGCTCCGTGGCAGATACTGTTACCCCCGTAGGATTGCCCTGAGCACCGGTCTCTCCCATCTTGCTGACAGAGTAGGCGGTTGATGTTGTTGAATCCGAATAGGTATAGATAACTCGCGTCCAAAGGTACTGCCCTGCAGGTACGGCCGGAATGCTGCTTGTCCATATACCTGTAGGAACTGTAGTGCCGTTTGCACTGGCCTGATACGTTATCTCTGTACCGGTTATGCCACGTCCGTCAGCTCCAGCGACTCCAGGAGGCCCATCGTCCCCGTCGGACACATCTGCAATAGTTACCTCAGCAAAGCATTTTGCCTCCCCCGCTGCATCCAGAGCCTCAAATCTGTACACTGCTTTCTCATTCACATCTGTGGCATTTACGGTTATGCTCTCGTCATTGGACAACGTTGCACCATCTTTATACCACTGTGTGGATAACTGGTTTGTTACGATAGAAGTGCCTCTGGATACTCTGGCTGTCAAAGTAGTCGAGCCTTGCGAATTTTTAAAAATAAGACCGTCCGTTGTGATAATGTCTGCTTTATATGGTACCGCCTCCTGTATGAGCGCTTCCAGCCTGCTCTGTATATCACCGGACAATTTATTTTGCAGTGCCCGGAAGTTTGAAAATGTAGTCTTGTTTTTGTCCGGATTGGAAAATGATATTTCCTGTTCGCTCACTCTCGCTTCCAACAGCAGCAGAGGAGTAAATCCGGCATCATGCATCTTGATGGTATCCCCGATTTCCAATTTTATAAAACCGTCCACTTCATAGGTGATCGCAGGCATGTAGATAGATTTTAGCTTTGCCAGTGCCTGGCCGTATAATGTATTTACGTTTTTGGTCTCATAAGTCCAGTCCAGATTAATATATTTATCTCCCGTAGGATCAACAATCTGCGATGGATATTCATCTTTCGTTTGCGGGCAGTAAATATGCGTTTCGCCTTTAGGGCTCCGGAACAGAACATTTCCCTCCTCGTCCAACTCCGTCTTATCCAAATCCCTTATGGTCAGACCGTCCGTCCCTATCGGTTTGATTGCCGTATAGAGGCCTGTCTTATCAATCGTCCTGCGGATTTCTTTGATTTCCTTACCATAATATAGGGTCACATCTTCCCGCTTTGTGCCGACTCCTTGATAGCTCTCATCGTGCTTACGGTAGATATTCATCACAATCTTGTCCAGTGTACCGTCACGATTCAGATACGTCACAAATTCACATTCTGCATCGAATTTATTCACCAATGACAATAGCCTTGCCAGCTTGGTATCCTGTCCAGTCCATTCCAATGTTCGGGATAAATCAGAGACTTCATTTATCCCCAGCTCCAGCTGTGCGTATTGTATTCCTAATGAATTAAGATACTGCACGAAGGTTCTCGCCCCAGGAGCCTTGTATTCTGCACTAGTTTCATTTAAGAGTTCCAAGTTCAGGTTCTCACAATAGCAGGTCAGCTTTTTCTCTGTCTCTTCTATCCTCATAATGGAAAAGAGATAGCTCTTCCCCTCGTAGGAAAATGAAACGTACCCCTTTTCTGTAAGAAATTCTATATCTGTATTTCCTGTTTTCGGCACAGAAAAATCAAATGTTGAAGTGGCTTCCGTCAAGTATCGGTGCCACGTATCATCAAAATAATGCATTGTCTTCGGCTTTTCGTTGTCCAAATAGGCAACTCGTCTTAACGTCTTGTCATGTATGCTTATCAGCATTATAACCACCTCTTTCTGTACTCAACGGTTACTTCCGGCGGGGTTTTGCACCAGGAGGACGCGTAGAATTCTATGTCTGTATCACCAATCGGCAGCATCGCAAATTCGCTGCCGGATACCAGCTCATCATTTGCCGGCAGGCCATCTGCCCTAATAGTGTCAGATTCTGTGTCTACCACAATCTCACTCCCGGCTGCATATCTATTAGGCACGTCTTTCCATTTAGTAACGTTGTCCTTTCTTCCCCGGAACTTACCAATACCACAAACTGTAATAAACTGAGTAGCATTAAGTGCACGTGAGCCATGCTGCCCGATAAACACCTGTACACTCGCAACCTTTGTATTGGCCAATTCAGGAACAGAAACTGTGTAATACTTTCCCCAATAATAGAAACGGAGTTTTCCTCCGACTTTCAGAATATCCTCCGAACCAGTTCCATTGCTGAATGGGTTGTCTTTTGCCCACATAGTTGGTTCAAAATACCATCTGTGAACCTCCCTGGGATTGTTACCGCCAACGTAAGTCTGTACGTATGCCATATTTCCCACTTTATCAGACTTCTGGACGCCGAATCCCGCAATCAATTTATTGTTTGCATCCACCAGCATAATCTGTATCAGACCGGTTTGGCCCATTTTTCCTGTTATAAACTCAACGCTAAACCAGGTGTAAAAGTTGACCGCTCCTACTTCTCCATTGCTGTCTGCCGGCAAATCCCATTTCCGACAGCCGCCATGCCAGAACGAGCCACTGCCAACAGTGCCCGCCCTTAAGATGTAAATACCTTTATAGTTGGTCAAGTTTAATGTTCCGTTATGTAAGATTTTCTCGTTCTGGGGATTTGTCCCGGTAAAAGGGGAGAAATCGGCAAAGCTGCCGGACAAGGTCTCACTCTGTGCATAAGAAATCTGGTCAGTCTCCTCCCTGTTTCCTATCTCAAGCACACCCCCTGAATGTACGATACCAAGATATCCATTTTCTGCGGCATGTGTTATCCGGTAAATTGGATATGCTGCAGCACTTCCTTCATTATTTATGTGGGCAATTATTATCCCGTCTTCTGTAGCCGCCGTTTTAGAATCCAGAACATCCGATATCAGGTACGGATCCGCACAGTAAAACTCCATTTCTCCCACTACAGATAACCGCCCCGATTCTGGTTCATCTACTGTAACCAGTGTGCCAACATAATGCGCATTGGGTTCATCTGCGAATCGCAGCTCCCGGTTATCGCCCTGGCAGAAATTCTTCAGTTGTCGGTAACGAGCCATGAAAATAGCCGCTGTATCCGCCTGCAGGGAAAACTTCACCGTAATTGTCCTGTCGGGCTGCCTTTTCCCGTAATATTCCATTCCGTCAATTCCAATGGGGCGGTCTTCATCTGTTACATCATATTCCAGGCTTTCCCGGCCACTCACGGCAAGCGTACGATAGCCTGGGATATGGTTTTCAATATACTCCCCATCTATAGAGAGGGCCTCCGCTAAAAGGGAGACCGTTTCATCGTTATTTGCTGTTGTGTCTCTAAACTCATACATTCACTACCCCTCCTATGCGGTTCTTCCTGGTGGCATCAAATGCGTTTTTTTCCTCCACAAACTTAGCTGTTCCGTAACCTACTGCTCTGCTATCCATATTGTTTACCATTGTTATCCTCAGCTCCTTAATTGCCTCCTTGACTACTTTCCCGAAACGATCATAATCAAAATTGTTTTCGTTGTTCGGGAAGTCCCCAACAACATTGTAGTTTGCTTCCATTGCATAGTTGCCTGCCCTAAATGCCGAATTCGATATAGCGCCGGGTACCATCATATCCGCAACTTTCTTGCTTGCTTTTTTTACCAGAGGCAATGCATCTAACTGTCCGACAGCCAAACCCTCTGTTGCGTATGCACCGATTTTCGCTGTCACCTTTGATGGGCTACGCTCGTCCAATGCTTTACGCATAGTTGCTGCAACCTGATCTGCCACATTTCTTGCTGCTGCTATCGCCGCACCTGCTCCGGCATTAACGCCGTTTGCAAGCCCTTGGCTTGCATTTACACCTGCTGTATAAAAGCTACTGCTTAGTGTATTAACCTGCGCGACCATTCTATTCTTTCCGTTTGTTACGGAGCTTACTGAACGATTCATCCCAGACGTTATGGCATTTACAAGTTGAGACATACCCGATGTTGTCGCAGACCTCATCTTATTCATTCCGGACGTGGTTTCTCTTGCTGAGGAGTTCATGGACGTTTTCACAGAGTTTTCATTTTTCTTCATTCCGCTTGTGACCGTAGAAGACATTTGAGACATGCCCGACTTAGCCGCCGAGTTCATGCCTGTAAAGGCTGTACTGGTCGACTTTGCAATGTTTGACATAGATGTTGTCGTTGCCAATTCCGCAGCTTGCATACCACTTTGGATAGCCGTCCTCATTGCAGTCGCAATCTGTCCTTGAGTTCCCTGCACACCTTGAATGTATCCTGCTACAGCATCTTTTCCAAGCCCCTCATACACGACAGAGGGAGAGTGAGAATCCTGTGCCAACTGTGCACTCTCTATTCCACCCTTAACCATTTCCCCAGCAGCATTGGCGGCTTGGTCGGAGTTTTCATCGATTCCCTGTGTGTACCCGTCAGGAACCGCCTTACCAATCGACTGAAAGTCTGCAGTGGCAATTGCCTCTTGTATGGAGTCCTTTTGTTTAAACACCATACCTCGCACGGAGTCCTGCATGTCAGACATATCATAAACTGACTTCATTGCATCCGTGGCCGTTTGAGCCCCAGTAGAGAATGCATCCGACAATCCTTGTAACTCTGAGTCAGACGCATTTACCATTTCTTTTACATAGCCCGCCGATTCAGGACCTGCATCCCGTAATTGCTGTAGTAGGCCCTCATCAACACCGCGTTCGGCAAGGACTGCAATGTTGTCGGACCATTCACTAATAACTCTCTGGTTCTCCTGCAGATTTGCTGTCATTTCTGCAACACTGGTCTCAGATTTATCAGATAGCGTATCGAACATATCCGTGGCATGGTCGACGTAGGACTGCCACGCTTCGTTCATGCCATCGACAGCAGATTTTTGTTCATCGTTCAACATATCATAGGCGATGATCTGTTCCTGGGTGCCATTATTCACCGCCTCTGATACCTTAGCTTCTGCTTCAACCCTTGTCTTCGCATTCTCTTCGACCCGCGCGGCATTATCGTCAATGGCAACAGTCAGTTCTTCCTGTTTCTGTCTTAGAGCGTCCTCTTTTTCAGCTAGCTCCTCATCGGTCTTCTTGAGTTCTTTACCCGAACCGAACAGAGTAGTAGTGGTTTCATTCAGCTGATCTCCAACTTCTTTTCTTTGCTTCTCCACTGCTTTCAGCTCGTCAGTCGCGGCCATCTGCTCCTTAAGGAGTTCCACGCCTCGTTCCTGCAAAGCTTGCGCTTCAGCTTGCTCTTTATAGGAATTAGTGACTGCCTGGATTGCCTCGTCTGTCATGTTGAGCGTTCCTGTTTGTTCGTCATATGCTAGATTAAGCCCTTCAACTGAGCCATTCAGCTGATTTATCATGGCATCAAGCTCTGCCTTTTCTGACTTGCTCAATTCTTCCTTACCGGCAAGATCTGTTATCTTCTTGGCCAGAGTCTCTGACGCACTGGCTTCAGCCTCGATGTTTCGAATATTGGCGTCATGGGCATCCGCTGAACTTTCTATAGAATCAACCAGGTCATCTACAGCAGCACTTGTCTTTTCTGCCTGTGCCTTTGTCTCTTGCAGCTCATCATTGTTCTTTATAGCCCATTTACTTAAGGTCTTATACACTGTCACAAGCGCGGTTACACCTGTGATTATCAACCCTAGCGGGTTTGCCTTCCAAGCTGCATTTAAAGCCTGCTGAGCAACAGTAGTTGCGCTTATCTGACCTCGCAGAACTCCCATTACTGCCTGCTTCAAAGATAGCTGGACTACAGATGCTGCGGAAGCTGCGGACTGCGCTTCTTCCGCGGCTGTGGATGCAATGTCCGCCTCGGTTTTTGCTTTTGTGGCGGAAACCCCCGCCTTTTTTGCAACTTCCTGTTTCTTTGTGGCTTCGGCCGACAATAGCTCTGCTCTTGCCTGTGCCTTGGATGCGTCTTCTGATGCTTCCTTTGCGGCACTATTTAATTTTTCCTGATTGGTCGCCGCCGATGACGCAGCTTTCTTCTTGTCTACTGCCTCTTTAGATAACAGCTCTGCTTTGGCCTGTGCCTTAGTGGCTTTTTCTGACGCTTTCTTGGCTGCCTCATCTAGCTGACTTGCCTGCACTGCGGCAACAATAGACTTTTCATTAGCCTCATAAGCCTTTTCAACTGCTTCTGTTGCTGCAGCCTGCTTTTCGACAGCTTTTTGTGCTTCTTGAGAGCTTACTGTCCATTTGGCATTGCTGTCCTTGATTTCATCCAGCACCTTGCTTGTATCCTTAATGGATTCTTTTAGATTTCTAAAGTGCTCCGTAAGGCTCGTGGCCGCTCTAAACGCAACAAACCCTGCCGTAGCAGATGCCGCCGCAGGACCGATAATATCCATGTTCCCTGCTACTGCTTTAATTGCAGGGGCAACAAAACCAATAAGTTCTTTTGCCCCAGTTGATGCCGCACCAAAGAAATCGTTTATGTATCCCTTCGTGATATCCAGCACACCCTGTAAGTTCGGCAGGCTGTTTTCTGTGAGTCCCTCATCGATGGAGCGAATCATACCCTCAACACCCCGGACTACGGCTGTCTGCATATTCTGGAATGATGTCTCTATACCGCCCGCGGATGTCTGTGCAATTTCTGCGAATCCCCCTGTCTGATTGCTAAGCTCAATCATCCGACTGTTAAAATCTTTTACGGTTATATCGCCATTTTTCAATGCGGAGTATAAGTCATTCGTTGCAGAGTCCCCCGCAAAACCAAAAGACCCCGCAACCTCTTTCAGAGCAAAAGACATTGTTTCGCTGAGTGTTTGCCAGCTTTCTGCTTCGACCTTACCTGTTGATAGAATCTTTACATACTGATCCGTTGCCCGAGCTGTTTGGTCTGTTGTGGCTCCACTCGCTATCAAGGCATTATTTAGCGCAAGGGTAGTATCTACTGACTTGTCCAGGTTACCTGTAGTGGATGCAAGACGCTGTGTGGTGGAAACGACGCCGTCAAGAGTCGTAGGTAATCCGTCAATGCCCTCGGATAATCTATTAACGGCCTGCTCTGACTGCTTTGTCTCGAATCCCATTTGCTTCATCACAGCAGGAAAACGATTCATGGTGTCGTATCGTTTAATTGCACCATCCAGGGCGTTAGACAGTGAGTCCGTTACGACAGACAAAGCCTTAAATACTCCAACGCCTTTTGCTATTTCCATAATAGATTTATTCATTTTACCAGAGCTCTTTTCGACTCCTTGTAGACTTCCTTGCGCTTTGTTCATCGCGCTGGTAAATCCTCTGTCAGTAGCACTCAAAACTGCATTTACACTACAACTCTCCATATGACTGCCTCCTTTCCCTGATCTCTTGTACTCGTCTTGCGACTGTCTTTAACCGTTCTTCCTGTGCTGATTCAATCCTTTCACCGGCATCTTGCAGTGCTTTTCTGTAGTCAAAAAAGTCTCTAAAATTCTTATACCTCGGCCCAACTGTATCTTTTCCGGTCTTGACTGTATCCTTTGCCCGTGCGATAAGCCAGGCTTTCCAGTGGTCCTGATACTCTCCGTCAATCCTTTTAAGACTGAATGCCTTCATACGCACGCCATACTCATACAAAGACATCGTTTCGATTACATACATGTCCGCTATCTCTAAGTACCTTAAGCAATCAATCACGATCTTGTCATAAGTCTCTGCGGATGTTAAATGACCTTCGCTGCTTTCAGCATCTTCTCTGTCCTCGTAATAGCTACTTTCGTAGCATTGGAGTTTTTTAGTTCCTCGAGCACCTCCTCGAACAGGCCCTCAATGTCTTCATGCTCATCGATAAATGTATCTATTTCATCTTTTGCCGGTCGTTTGGATTCTGCACAGGTTCCTTCGTACAGAACTTCAGCCAGGGTCACTACATCTCCTGCAAAAAGCGTAGGCAGTTTCTTTTCAAGAGCCATGCCAAACTTAATTCCACCATCACTGACATAGTATTTTTCATCCATTTTTCGAACGAATTTCACGCCGAATTTCACGTTATATTCTTTTTCATTAATTGTTATCTGCATAAATACCCTCCATTAAATAAAAACGGAGCGGTGACAAGCCGCTCCTCCTATCGTAGTATCATATTGTCCAAAATTCCCCGGTCCAATACGGCCGCTGTTCTAGCCGCCGGGGGGATTATTCCCCCGATCCACCAGATGTTTTCGGTTCGGTATCTGCAAATGCATACTGAATCGTAGCGATCTCATCCGGCGTCAGAGACACCTCGCCGTCCTGTAATTCACCGTTGACATTAAACGTTGTTGTAAACTGTGCGGCCTCTTCCACGTTGGCCGGATCTTCCCACTCGGATAATCTTCCTTGTCCGTACTTAGCGGCATATTTTCCGTCTTTTTCAGAGCCCAGATCAATCTCCCAAACCTCAAGTACTTCTCTCTTAAGTACACTTTGCCTCAGCATCTCATTGACTTCGTCTCTCGTAGAGATCGCAGAAATCTCAATTGAGGTTGTAAGCCCCCCATCGTAATTGATCGGCCCGTCTTTTGTCATCTGAGAATCCGAGTTGGTATCGTATGTGATCGTATGCTCAATCTGTAACGCCAGCTTAGCCGCTTTGTTCGTAGAAGCATCCGCAAGTCTGCGGAATTTAAGTATTTTCTCTTTTCCGAATACAGCCTGTTCCATGTATTTGTTCCTCCTTAATAAAATTGTGCAGTCACATCAAGTACACCGTGCCATAGATTAGTACCTGTACTCGTGTCCTGCAGTAGTTGTATGTTGCATTGATTCAAGGGGACCAGCCACCGTAATGATTCGGTAGACTTGACCCCCTTAATATCCATCAATAAATTGTTTACTATATCGCTTATCTCGATACGATTATCACTGCTGCCCCATACATGCAATGTAAGCGACACACTGCCCAGTATAGCTGTTTTAGTAGCTCGTGGTATCAGCAGTGCCTCCCCAATCTCCACAAACGGATATGGCGCGTCTTCAAGCGGCTTGTTAGGGTATACACTACCCTCTGGTACATGCCTTTGCGCCAGCCGAAAGCAGGCGTCATAAAACTGCTGATCTGGTTGTTTCATATCACTTCACCAACCTTTGCATATCATTCTTAAACTTGGCCGATTGGATGCGAAAAGCAGGGCGGACATGTGGTGTTCCAGCCATGTACCGGGTACCGTACTCTTGGTAAAGTGCATATTCGGCAGTACTAGAAACCCTGACAGCAAGCCCCGCATTCTCTTTATTAATTCTTATACTGCGCTTCAGGTTTCCCGTATCGACTGGAGCAAACCTTTGTGCCTTTTGATGCATCTCCGCGCCATTGACCGCTACAACAAGCTTTACATCATTAAGAGTTGCATTGTGCTTTAACTTTTTCATCAAAGCATCTATCCCTGTTATTTTGATGTTGGCCATACTACTTAACCTCCTCTACAATCAGTGACTGCTTTTGTCGCAAAGCTGTATTGCTGGCGAATTGATACTTCGTATTCGGGTCACCGTCAAGATACAGGTAATCCCACTGCTTCATGTATGGGTGCAGTAAACGGACAACCTTACGCTGCTTTTTATAATCTCCGAACAGGGCCTGCTGGCGTTCTGCGCCCATATGGGTTACATTCGCATATTTCTTTGTACGGACGGGCTCTCCCTGGATCCACTCCCCCGCTACCGGATCATAATGTTTATCGGTTTCTTTTACAAAAGATATTGGCACGTCATATCTCATATAAACTTTACCACTCCTCTCTTGTTGTTCTCCTGTGTGCTAATCCATGCCTGAATAGCAGCCAGGTACGGGGCAATATCGTCCCCGTATGTGATACTCTCTCCCTCCTGGCTGTAGCTGGACATACCTTCGTTGCCAATCCGGTTAAACCGTACAATCGCAAGCTCAGTCACGATGTACTGCAATGGATCCGGTACTGTTACTGTACCCTCTGGCAAATAAGCAAGGATCTGTTTTTCAGCATTGCTGATAATCAGGCTGAGCTTTTCATCCATATCGTTATCCGTAATGTCCAGTAGGATCTTTACATCCTCAATGGTAGCCATTTAATCACCGCCTTGCTGGCTTAAAAATTCGCTGACTATATCAACCTTTTTCGCCTTCGTTATGCCGTAGCCAAGACTATCAGCAAGAGCCTTAATATCCGCTATAGTCATGGACTCTAGGTTTTCTGCTGTATAGCTAGGCTGGGTTGGCAGGCTACGGCCCGTTATTCCCCCGAGCCACCGTCAGCTGCTATCTTAATACATTTGGTTTCATCCACCAGAGCAACAACATAGTGCTGATCAGCATTAAACTTGGTGAGCTTATGGTCAATGTCCCTGTCAGATTCCGCAGTTACTGCCCTCTTCAGGTAAGTCTTCATTGCACCCGTTTTAACTGCAATGCCTGTGCCCTCGGTCAGTTTCTTAGACCTTACAACTTCCCAGCCTAATACTTCTCCGAACGCGCCAGTAATCAGAATATTGTCACCTAGTTCAGACGCTCTTGTCCAATTTTCTGCGGCCGCCTTTCTAAGTTTCCCAGCATCCTTATAGGACAGGAACAGTACACCCACAGTGCCAGCATCCTCTTCCTCAATAGCGTCCGGAGCGTCCTCAAAAGTGTTCTCCAGCTGGTCAATCAGATCAAGGTCAATCGCATGGGTTACTGACAGAGTAGTGCCCTGGGCTGTGGTCACGATGTCATTATCGATTTTGGATGCAATAGACATCCGGATCTGTCTCTGCGCTTCACCCACCGGATCGCCATAGCCAGACAGCACCATCTGTCAGTTTTACGCCTTTGGCAGCTTTCTTGATAGTGTACTGCACAGACTCTGTTTCCAGCTTCGTGTAATCAATTGCCGCACCCTCTGCTACATCTGTGGCATCGCCGATATACTTAAACTTCGGAATCGTGATAGTGGATCCAGGCCTGCCCTCCAAAGTTGTGTCAATCGGGGCAATACCACTGAATTTGATTGCTTTCGGAAGCTGTGCCGCAATCATCTGCCCCATTACCTCCGGATCAATCATCTGTGCAAGTGTAGTCAGTTCGTCTGCAAATAATTGCAGAGTTTTAAATACTTTATATCTCATATCTTCTATTCCTCCATTGCTTTTTTGTACCCTTCCGGGTTCTTAGTTTTATATGCCAGTACATCCTTATAAGACATTTTGGCAAGTTCCTCACGAGCCAGCTGCTTTCCTTCGTTGGTGGCAACTTTAGGGGTTTTCCCTTTGCTTCGCTCCTTTTCAGTGGACTTAACAATTCCGTTTTTGACTTCAATGAATTTCTCAATCTTTTCATTGGTGCTTTCTGCGTCGTCACCAACAACAAAATCAAGAATTTCATCCGTCACCTCAATGTCAGCAGCTTTCAAGGCCTTGGATGCAACTTTAGATAATTCCATTCGGGCAACCTTACGTTTCAGTTCCTCTAGTTCTGTATCAGATTTATGCTTCCTCTGCTCCTCCGTCAGGTTTTCCAGCTTTTCAGCCTCTGACTGGTTAGATTTCTTTTCCTTTAGAGCTTTTTGAACTTCTTTTGCAACGATGGCTCCCAGCTCCTTTTTCGTATAAAGCCGTCCTTCGCCTTTTCCTTTCTTATCAGGTTTATCCTCCTCTTCCTCCTCGTCGTCTTCAGGATCATCGTCCGGATCCTCTTCTTCGTCCTCAGTATCATCCTCTGCAAATAGCTGTAAGGACGCTTTCTCAAAGATTCTTGATTCCCCATAGTGATTATTCATATACTTCATTTTCCTTTACCTCCATCTGGTTTTTAATGGTCTATCGTACAATGCCCGCCGGCCCAATCCATTTATTTAATGTCTAACGGAAAAAAGACAAAGTTTATACAATCCGGACGTAATCCGGATAGGCATCCACAATACCGCAGATACCAATAAAAAAAGAATCTACCAGAGTTCGCGACTTCTCCGATAAATCCTTAATTTTTAAAATAAATACTCCCGGTGCAATCGTATAATCTGGATTATCGTCCGTCAGACTGTCCAGTGATGCCGCCAGAGTCTGTATGAGGGTTGACACCGCAGCACACACAATGTCCTGCCCCGGTGGAGCATACCCGGCATGCCCGGTTACTGATATGCTGTCCTTTTGGACATTTACTTCAATCAATTTATCATTCCTCCTCTCACTTCAACTGCCTCATATGTTTTACGAAAAGTATCCGGCTTGCATGGATACAGCTCCCCGTTCACACCACGAATAATGTAATCACCAATCCTTGCATGCATCTTACCCTCCAGCGTGTCAATCGTGCAGCCATAGACATGCGCATGTCCGTCTTTTAAAGCACGATCCAATATTGCTTTCTCATTCTGTAATGCCTGCGCAAACCAATCAGGAGCGTTAATTTCAGAGTCGGCTCCTTTAAAACAGAACGCTTCCACCACTACAGGCTTTTTCCGGAATTTCATTGTCTTCACCATCCTTTCTCTTAAAATTGGATATAAAAATAGCACCGGTCATTATCGACTGATGCTATCTAATACCACATTACCAATTTTTCATCTGGCATAGAATCCTCTTTCGCCAAATCTTTTAACGCCTTCACCGCATGACTGAAATGCCACGGAAAGTCTTTATCATAATCAGATAGTTCTTTTTCGACTACTTCTCCAGTGTCAATATCAATCTTAATCATACCAATCTTCCCAGAATCTTCGGGTTCGTAGGAAGCCGAAATTATACCGCTATTCTTTTTTATATTTCTTAATCTTAGCATAAAATTTCTTTGCCTCCTCTCCGTAATCATATATACGTGCTGTTGCTCGATGCGCCTCATCCTGCGTCATTCCTTGTTGCATCAATTCCTTTTCCATGACTTCGTGTTTTATCAGCACTAAGTCATGCTGTTCCATTTTTCCGTCTATAAGACGTTGCCATGATTCTGCAATCATATAATCCGGGTCAAACTGCTTAACGCCATTATCTCCTAAGTCATGTTCATCAATAAATAGATAATTCTTAATTGCTTGAATCTCTTCTTCCGAATATTCTGTATTCTTCGCAATTTTTGAAACGTCAGTTGTCATGCTGCGTATAAGTCCATAATATTTTTCCGCATGTTCGCTGGCGGCTCCTCCAAATGGATTTCTTGCACCGCTTACTGCTCCTGATGTTATTGTATCACCTTTGCCGGATTTTACAACACTTTTTGCTTTAATCTTCTCCCATTCTTCCGTAGTTCCGCCCTTGCCCAAAAAATCCAGCCACTTGTCGAATTCTTCCTTGTCCATGTGTGCTGCAGTACTGCAGCGGCAATGTGGATGAATGGGAGATGCATTCTCCCCTGGCAGCATCTTTTTAACATCGAATACTTTCCCGTCCAGCGCCTGGCATATGGGACAAGCGGTAGGTTCAGCAATGAATTCGTACTGATCATAGCCGTTTCTCTCATAGGACTGCTTCTGGGCTTCTGTCTGTACCCTGGCAAGCTCTGTCTGCATAAGTCTCTCCGCATTATTCCGGC